GCCCCATCCAACCGTCTCGCCATCTACATCCATGCGGATCAGCGTGCGTTCACCGCGAGATAGCAGCAACTTGAGTTGATCGCCTGTCACCTCGCCGCCAGAAACGTCGCAGGCCTTGGAAAGACATGACGCGCCATCCTTAAACCACGCTTGGTCAATGTGCGTTGGGCTTGTTACTAGCAGCTTCATCAGTTACCCGTCAGATAGCGCATCTGCACGAACGTCCCCGGGGTTCCGGACACGGTGCAAATCCACCCGAAGATCACATACCGCGAACCCGGCGAACCCAACTCGGATGGCTCGCTGTTGCGCACAAAGTCGCCTCGCGCATACGTCCCCGCCGTGGGCACTGAGGGCAGCGCGTTGTAGCTCGCCACCAGCCGGCCTTCCGACAAGGCGTTGACCTGTAGCGCGTACTCCCTGAGTTCCCGCTGAAGCACGGGATCGGCCTGAATCCTCGGGGTGGTGTTCAGCTTCATCGCGTCCCAACCACCTTGCTAACCGCGTTCATGTGCGTGACCCGCACCGGACCCGTGAAGTCAACCCGCGCCTTGTGCCAGCGGGCAGAGCGCAGCACATCAAATTTGCCATCATTCAGCGATCCAGACGGGCCAGCCACGTAAGGCGTGCCGCTGTTCATGGTGCTGAACGTCTGCACCGTCGCCGAGGTCGGAGACACCGCGTAACGCAGTCGGATGTTTTGCAACAGGCTCACCGCGTCATCGCTGCCCACCTCGCCGGTCGTGAGGCTCGATGAGGTCGATTCGCCCGTGAGCGACTGCAACTGGTTGCCAGCGCCAAAGACCGACAGAGCCCGACCACCGGCCAACCAATACTGCGAGTCAAAGCCCACATCGGGAAGCGTGTCGATGGTCGAGGCAAACGCCGTCAGGCCGTCAATCGTCACAGAGGGCGTGACGTACACCAGAGCCGCCGAAATGCTGCGGTTGGCCCTGCCCCACTTTTTGGACTGCACGTTGTAGACCAACGCAGCGTCCAAATCCTCCGAGCTGGTCGAGCAATAGAACACCCAGACCAGATTGCGAGGCCGGTCGAACACGGCGGCGGTCTTGTACTTGAATGCGGGGTTGCTGTTCGCCAGAAACCACTCACGCAAGACCCCATCCCCAATGGGAACCGGACGAGTGCCGTCAAACAGCCAGAAGTTGTCATCACCGACGAAGAAATGCACACCGCCGAGGTCGCAAAGCGCGTTTTTGCCGACACATCCGGCCTCGCCACCCGGAACCTGAACCCAATCCCACACAACCGGGGCGCCGACGTACTGCCCGAGGTAGATCGAGCGGTTTTTGTAGGCGACAGCGTATTCACCGAGCCGCGCACCAGCCCGCAGAGGGCCAGCAGTCGCCACCAAGCGGCCAGAAGCGGCTTGCGTCGTGATGCTGGGCGTCCAAGACGTGTCATCAAAGGCCGCGCAGCAGTGCCAGCCGTCCGGTTTCTCTGCGCCATCGTTGGTGTTGAGCGCCATCACAAAGGCACCGACAGAAAACACCACTTCTGCCCGTGGAGCCGTCGCCACATCGGCAAAAGCGCCCGTGGTTGACCGCTGGATCACGTTTGCGCGGTTCGCCATCAGCGTGGCATCGCCAAACTGAGCGATGGACCACTGCGATTCAGTGCCGCCCGTGTAATCACCGCCCACAGTGCGGGTGCGGTCGGTCCAAACACCCGCGACCAGCTCGTAAATCTTGGTCTGTGTGCCAGCGATGATGCGGCGGGTGTCATCCAGCTTGGAAACCACCGCTGCGCCTTGGCATTCAGCCGGCAGAACAGGCACACCAGAGGGCGTGACCGCAGACGGCCCACCCTGCATCCCCACTTGAGCGGGAATGAGGTTCACGCAGTCGGACAAAAGCCCGGGCGTGGTCTGCTCTGCGTCTGGCGCGAAACCAATGACCGGAATCATCGAGCGCGGGCCACCAACGGGCCGTTGTAACGCTTGTCATTGCCGTGGATTTCGTCCAAGGCCTTCTGATACTTCGCCTCCCACATCGACGGATCGCCACCGATGTACAGAGCAGCCTCCGAAAGCGCACCAAACAGGTACACGCTCGGGGCAGAGGTTGACAGCCAGGTCGTGCCAGCCGTCGCGATATTCGGGATTCGCTGATACAGAACGCCCTGCACGTCCCCAGAGCCGTCAAAACGCAGCGTCTGCGGGCCTTTGTGGGCGAACATGGTCGCGGTGCCGTAGATTCCAGCAGCCACCACAGCTTCAAGGCTCTGCGGTTTCAGCGGAGTGCCTTCGTACCCGGGCACCCAGATGGTTTTCACGTCCAGAATGTCCGCTGCCAGCGTGATTTCGTTGCCCACGATGGGCGTCACGGCCAGGTCAATCTCCATGGAGCGCACCCGCAACTGGCGGTTGATGCGCTCTTCGGCCAACTCCACGAAATCCGGGATGAAACCCGTCAAATCCGTGCGGTTGAGCCATGCGGCGACCTTGGCAAGCAGCTCGGAGTAGGTCATTTCAGGGCCTTGCTGAACGTGGCAAGCGCCGGGTTCTTCTTCAAGAACTCAGTGACCCGCTTTTTGTCCACAGTGCCGTCCTGACGCATCATGGTCGCCAGTTCAGCCATGGGAATGAATCCGATGTGTCGCATCTCGCCCCAGCGCTCGCCCTCTGTGGTCGCTCGCATCTCTGCTGCGGCTTTCACAAACGGCTCTGCGTCGTAGGTTTTTTGAATGGCGACCTTGTTGGCGTCCTCGACGTAATGAACCGTCGTCGTGATGCCGGTCTGTGCGTCGTGTTCTTTGAATGCAGGCATGAAAAAACCCGCCCAAGTTGCCCCGGGCGGGCCTGTTCAGTTGCTGACCGTGATTAGGTCGGCAGCAGGTTGGCAACCTTGCCATGAGCGCGTTCAGCGGTCACGACGAGGGTGGCTTCCACCGAGACGAGTTCTTTGGTGGTGTGGCCGGTCTTCGCCAGCGGCTCCGACTTGTAGCCGCCGAGGTAGCCGATGCCAGCCATCTCAGGGTTGAGCACAAACGCGGTGTTGGCGTTGGCAGTGCCTTGCACGTAGTTCGGCACCACGGTGAGTTCGCCGAAGTCCGACATGTACACGTCAGCACCACCCACGATCACGCCTTGCTGGCCCTTCGGCACTTGGTAGCGGTTCGTGGCGATGCCGGTGAACGCGCTGAACAAGCCTTTGTGGGCCGGGGTCAGGCTGATGAGGGTTGCGAACTCGCCCGAGTTGGTGAAGATGTTTTGCAGAACACCTTTCAGCAGGGTCTCGGTGAATGCGCGGTTGGTGCCAGCGGTCTGAGCGGTGGTGGCAAGACTCGAGTTGTGGGCCGGGGTTGCACCAGCGCCGCCGTGCGACACGTTCGTGAAGATCAGCGCGCCAAGGCCAGCGGACTTGCGTGCCACGGTCGAGGAGCCTTGAACAGCCACGTTATCCGACAGCGTCATGGCTTCCACGTCGCGCTTGAGTTCGACCATGGCCTTGCTGATCTGGTACTTCATTTCCGAAGACCGGCCAGCCGATTTCGTCTTCTCCTGAGTGGTGGAGACGATCACGGTCTTGTCGAACAGTTGCACGGTGTTTGCCACACGCTGCGTCGGGGTCAGTGCCGAACCCGAACGGTCATCGCCTTCAATCACGGCGTTGTCTTTGTTCGGGGTGGCGAGGGTGTCACGCTGCCACTCGTGCAGGCGCTGGGTCACGTCAAAGCGACGGATCGAGGAAACCACGGGGGTCTTCTCGGGCGAGACCATGTAGATCTTGTCTTGCAGGTCTTCGCGGTTGCCGATAGCGTCATAGCTATCAAAGGTTTCGGTCGGTTGGGGCATTTTGGTACTCCTTTAGAGGAATGCGGCCAAGTCCTCGGGCCGTCCGTGTTTACGGAGTCGGTCCTCAGCGGCCTTGTTGACTTTGGGTTTGGGCTGCGTGGCTCGCGGCGGGATCGCCTTCGGGGCCTCTGCAACCTTTTTGAGTGCCTGCGGCTTTTCAGCCTGCAAGGCTCGCCACTTCATCGCGTCATGCAGCACATGCACGTAGCGCGGGTCGATGACGGCTGACAATTCCTGTTCGGTGATGCCGTATTCACGTGCGCTCACACGAATCTTTTCTGCCACTTCGGGAGTGAAGTTCGGAAGCCGGGATTTCAGTTCCTTCTGAGCCTCGCCGAGCATTTGCTGACGCTGTTGGGCGTTCAGTTGCTCTTGCTGGGTCTGGGCCTGCCGTAGTTCCGCTGTCTTCTGCTCTGCCTGTCGTTGCAGTTGCATGTAGGCAATGTTGAGCTTCGTGGCCTGCGCGGGGTCGCTGTCTGCCAGGCTCTGCCAGTCGATCTTCTCGAATTGGGAAAGCCGGTTCTGCACCTCACGAAGTTCCACCGCCTTCTCAAAGGCTGCGCCCATCAGCCGCTCGCGCTGTTCAAGGAGTTGCGCTTTCTCCTCGACAGCCTTGCGCTGCTCTGCCACCGCTTGGGTTTTGACTGTGTAGTCGGCCTGCCTGAGTAGGGCTTCCTTGAGTTCTTTCGGAACTCTGTATGCCTTTCCTTCAAACTCAACCTCTTCGGTCTCGTCTTGCCCATCCTCCTCGGATTGCTGCTCGTCGCCTTGCAGTTCCTCGTCGTCTGTCGCCTCGACGGTATCCTCATCGGTTGTCTCGACGGCTTCGTCTTTCGACTCGTCGCCAAGAAGGTCTGCTATGTCCGTTAGGGACACTCCGCTAGGGTTGGTGTCTACCATTT